GATCTCTTGAAGGGTTGTTTCCGCTCTGAATTGAGCATCTTTCTTAGCAAATTCCGCATTAGTCCGAGAGATGTCATCTGACGCAAAACTTGAACCCAACACCCTTCTGCGGCCTAAATTCTCCCTCAGATTGCCAACCGTTGACCGGCGTTGATCCTCAATTGCCCTGACCCCTTCAGTCGTCATCCGACCGAAACCAGGAGCAACCATTGACTTTAGTGAGCCAAATTCGTTCGCTGCACCAGTCGATAATGTATTGAGATTAGATAGTGCATTGCCAACTTGAGGCGACCGCCCAACCGTAAACCCGCCCGGTCCTGCTGAAACATTAGCCCCAGGGGTTGTAAACCCTAAAGGACTGAATTTCGCTATCGGCTTTGCTATCTTATTCTCATCACCAATAAAGATATTTTTAGCGTCTGATAATAGGTTGCTCATGGCTTTCTCGTCTGAAATAACGGGGACGGACCGTCAGTCAATAGGTCATAGATCGTGCCTACTCGCCTGATTACACCGCGTCTTGCAATATTCACATAAAAATCCTTGTCTCTCATGTTACAGAAGAACATGACAATATATTGACGCCTTAACTCATTCAGTAGATGGGAGATAGATTCAAGCTTGTTTCTGTCAGAGGCCCACGGAAACCATGTAGTGTCCCCTAAATATAGGATTGGCCCCATGTATTTTCCAACGACCATACCAACTGGTATTTTCCCTTTATTAGTCTTCGCTAATACGGTATAGGCAACATCATGGAGGATTAAGTAATCGTCTAATTGCTGATTAAACGCCTGACTATCTGACGATCTATCCGGGCCAAATGCCCCTAATTTATAAGCCGCCCACGCATATTTACGATCACCCGACTCCATGACATGGTAATCGGGCTTCCTCCGTAGGAGCCTATTTAGCGATAGAGAACCTGAGTCCGATTTGCGAGATGGAGAAGTCTTCTTTCCCTTCGATTTCGGCTGTGATTTGGAACTCTGTGCTTTTACCGGGGACGCTGATAACTTCTTGGCCGATTTTCCCGATGGTTGAGCCAAAATAGTTACCGTCTCGGAAATAGTCTCCGCCTCTGAAGTAGTTTCTGTTTGTTGGAGCATATAGAGTCTGTTCCAGTGTATGGGTGTAGATGTGATGGCCTTGGAAATCAAACTTCAATTTCAAAGTAAGATCACTTGAGGGCTTTCTATACTTAATCCACCCGTACATATCGAAACTTTCGGTATCTGCGGGCAGTTGAATAATCGCCGACTGTCTAGACACTCTGACTATAGTGGTATTCCCATCCCCCAGAGAGTAATCATCAGCATCCATACAATACACATTACCGAAATCGTCTCCAAAGAAGACTCTTTCTAACCCGTCTACAGGGTCATAACATCGCATCATCGCTGTTGGGTCCATAGACATCGCATGTAGCGTTGTCATCCTGGACCAGGGGGATAACTTAGAATCCTTTAGAGGTTTGTAATAAACCCAGATTTCACTGGTATCAGCGGAATAGCAATAAACCTTCTGTCCACGTTGGTCGTATTCTATTTGCCAGTCCTCATATCCATCTACCTCGTTAGATATGCCGACCGTTAAATCATCGTTCTCAACATCACCAAACTTATCCGTACTGTTTATTGATTCAATCCTTCCAGGTCTTCCATAGAAGATATCATTCCCAACAAACGATACTGATTCCTCACCTGAAGCGAATGAATCTGGGTAGAATGGGACTGGAGTAATGTCCTTGGCGCTTGCCCCGACAACTTTGTAGAACTGCCCTTCCCTGGAGGACATAGCAATCACGTTGAACGCTGCAACCAGCCCGTTAATATCTCTTAGGTCTGGTGTGAGAATATAAAACGGATCGTCTTCACCAAGGGCAGAAGATGGTTTATTGGCTACAGTGATATTTTCAAACTCACTGACTTTTGATGCAACCATCATGTGAGGGGTCGCAGTAGACCCATCATCGACATTACCGAATAACGCCCTCTCGCCCTGGATAACACAGTATTTAGCTTTAAATGTGCCAAACGGGTTTGAGTCTTCATCAGTGAATGTCGTATCAGTGAGCGTAGACCCATCCCACTCCATGACAACATCAGCCAAATTAATATCTGTGATGATGACTTTTTCGTCTAACCACCAGTTATGACTGATTCTACCTCTTAGTTTAGAGGTTGCTTCGGCAGCACCAACACTGGTAAAACTGGTTCCGTCCCACTCGTAAACAACAGCCCCGGCCTGCACTAGCATGGAGACACTGTTATCACTTGGCTTCTTTAAACTGGCGAACCCACGGATTTCTGTGTTATTCGGTACGGTCCCAACCAACTTGAAGGGTCTTCTCGGCCTGTAATGAAAGTTCTGAAGATCCAGCTCAAAGTTCTGCCCGTCTGCACATTCTCTCGGGTCAATATCTTCCTCTGATGGCCTGGAATGAACACCGCCACCAAACTTGAGAACAACCTCTGTATCTTGCTCTGTTATCCTTTTAGGCACGGTAAGGGTCATGTCCTAGTGGAGAAGTTTGAATCGTTGACCCTCTGCGCTTAATCCACACTTCTTCTCCAGGTTCCTTCTTTAAAGCTCGAACAGCACGGCCATAATTCTTTTTGATAAGAGATTCATCCCGGCTCTGCCCGGCATTCCCACGCCATAACTCAGCAACTACAGGGACGAGCGCGCGATAGACCACATCAGAAAATGGAAACACATCAGTTGCCCGGGTCATCCCAGTGTCTTTCCAGTAGAAATATGTGTAGATAGCACCGTTCTCAGTGGATGTGGGGATCATGTCGATATACAAGGAGCTATCAACAGGGCTAATTGCGCCCATAGTCGGCTGACCTGTGTAATTATCAGGCTGTACGAGTAAATGCCTCAACTCTTCATAGCCACCCTTATAATCATGGATAAACCGACCATTGGTCTCATCCTGAAGCGGCCACCGGATCTGGATTAGGTCACACGGTAACTCATACTCTCTAACCCCAGTAACTAGCGTAATTGTATCCTCGCTCCCTTGATCAGGACGAAGGACTTTTGACTTAGAGTAAATCTCATCTACAGCTTCATTCCATGAGGCAATGGCATTGTCTATGAACCCCTGCTTCCCTGAGTTAGTCAGAGACGTTAAGCGGTTTGTCGACTTTAATACCAACGCCTTACTAAGGACGTCATTAACTCCATCAATCAGTTTCTTCGACATTCTCTTTTGCCTCTAGTTTGGCAATGACTTCATCACGACTGTCTTTCGTTGTCCATTCCATTCCAGCGTCTTTAGCCATCTTCTGGAACTTCTTCCAGTGGATCTTATTCAGGTCTGTAACTTCAGCCTTTGGTTTCGGCATAGCCTCAAGAACCTGCTGCATAAGACCCTTCAACTCATTGAACTCTGCTTTCAGTGAAGTTAAGTCAGAGTTTTGCGCTTCTTTCTCTTTCTTATCAGCTTCAATCCCTGCTTCAATCCTACGTTCAAACTCTTCCATCCGGCGGTGTTCTTTCCCCTCATCATAAACACGCTGTTTCGTTACGGGGTACATCTCGACTTTATCCCCATTTGGGGTTTTCTGAACCACTGGAGCAAAATTGACAATTTGTTCAGGTTTAATGCCTTGACTGATGAAAAGTCCAACCATTTCACCATGCTTAGCACCTGGTTTAACCTTAAGCCCCAGCTTCTTAGCACCCATCCAACACTGCCTGCGTGAAACCCTATCCCATGCAGTGGATGGATCGTTAGCAACTAAATTACTGATCTGTGTCATTCTAACTCCATTATGGATGCCCCCCGAAGGGGGCTATCCTGTTAGTGTTTAACCAAGAGAGGTTGCACCGGATACAATGCCCCGGTTCCAATTCTCGTTCAGTTCTACGTCTGCGTGCCATGCCTTCCATGCGATAGTCTGCAATTCGCCATAGGGATCAGCAGCACTACCACGGGCAGCGCCAAGAACTAGTTCGATAGGGTCAAGTTCCTCACCAGCCATATAAGACCCTTCTCCGTAAGTACTTCCGAATCCAAGCGAGCCAAACGCATTCTGACCATAGATCAGAGTTGTGTAAGTGTCGATATTGGTTCCGGTCTCGGAGATAAGCCCGGTTGAGCCAGTAAGGCCGCCAGCATCTGCCTCTACATCTGCGTTATGTGCAGAACAGAAGCGAACAGTACGACCACCAGCCGTTACAGCCCCATACTCACCCAGGAAGCCAGAAATCTGACCTGCGTAAGTCTCGTAAGGCTTAAACCCGGCTAACTGAGTTACATCCATTGCAACATCAGGATGAGTAATGCCGATGTATCCAGGCATCAACTGAGTTGTACCGAAGTTGGTGCTTCCAGTAGACCCCGGCGTAAAGGTCGTTGCCTTCTTCTTGTCCAGGGTATTAATTACTGACTTGATAGAAGCCAGAGTGATTTTACTCACCACAGCACCCTCAGAAGCAACGCCTCCGGCATAAACAAGAGTTGCCTGAGAGTTCATACCAATCGACTGAAGTTTGTCCATAGCATCGCCACCGTTAATACCGATGACCTCCATGATCTTACTCATCTGGGTCGATGGGTTAATCATATCAGCTTCTTCATTCACGATAACATAGTTACCGTATTTAGCGGCTGTTGCAGTGACTTGCGATACAGATAGAGCATCTGCATCACGGCCCTGACCATAGGCTGCATTAGTGGTAAGCTCAGTCAATGCGTTATACATCGGGACTTCGACACCAGCGGTCTGAATGGCAGTGGTCGTAAGGTTTGACATCTGCTGCCAGTTACAGACCAGCGAGCCACGGTTTTTCATGACCTCTGC